CTTTGTAATCGATGTGTACCTTGTCAGTGAAGTTTACGTGCGGGAATTTTACTTCCCACACAGGTTTTGCGAGCCGTGCTACACGGTCTCGAAGCTCTTCGTTTTCTTTTGCTAGCTGTGCGAAGTACTTTCGTCGCTTAGCCAGTAAGTCTTGGAGCGGATCTTCGCCACGCGCTATAGCGTCGAAGAACTCTTGTCCTTTTTCTTCATAGGTCATAGTCATTTGTCCTTGGTCAAGGGTTTAAAGATGTAGTACACACAGCCCATAACGGCGGCGATGATTACTACGTAGAACATGACTGATAGTACAGCCATGAACATAGGAAATAGCAATGCTACTAGTAGCAAAGCTAATATTGTTTTGAATAGCATGGTTAGGCTCTAAGTTTTTCAGGTGTCAACCGCATGGCAATATCTCGTGTTGAGATAATGCGTACTGCTAAGCCTTCACGTTTTGCAATGTTGATCATGTGCTTAGTGCCTTTGGACTTGCTGTCCCAGATAGCAACTAAGGCATCGGCGTATGCAGCCATTTCCTCGTTGCGTTTGTAGCCAGCACTGAGGCCGTGGTACTGCCAGTCGGCTGGGAATTTGACTAGCTTGTGGTCACGGGCATAAGCCCAGTCTTCGCCAACACGGTCACCCCCACGAGCAGTACCAGATACAACTTCGATGTTGCTCTTGGATTTGCTCAGGGCATCTAGGCGATTGAAGTACTCACGTAGGTAGTCTTTGTTTGTGGGTATGTCGCGTGAGCCAGCGACGATTATGCGGAATGGTCTATAGTCATTGGTCATAGGTCTAAGATCCTTTGTTTATGGACAAGTGAAACCGACTATTGGCGAACTTGAGAGCCAATGTGTGTCAGGTTTTGGGGTGTGTGTCAGGTTTTGACGAAATGTGTGTCAGATTGTGTGCCATGTTAAGTCGTTGATTTACATAGCAAATAGTGATGTGTGCCATGTGTGTCAGGTTTTTTACAAGTTCAAAAAAATAAGTAATAAATAAAATAAGTGTATTCATATTATTTGGTAGCCAGATTTAGGTGGCACACATGGCACACATTGGCCTTGAACTAGGATTTATGTACTAAGATCAAGGGGTTAGGTGTGTGTCAGGTTTTGGATTTGTAAGTGGCACACAGGTGGCACACATGCCCGTAAGTGGCACACACCCTGTGGGCGCGGGTCGCACGACGTTGGGCAGGGGACAATTGCACTTCGTTGAAGGTCTTGGGTAAAAGGGGACGGCCCCTCTACTCCTAGCGGTAGTTGATGTACTCGTCAGCGTCTACGAATGCGGAGATCTCTGATGCCTCTTCGATGGCCTCGATGGAACTGTCCATGTCGATAACCATGAGTGTGATGATACCTACCATGATGTCGGTGGGATTCTCTTTGGCGTACTGTAGTGCTGTGTTGCCTAGCTCTTTGGCCTGGGCTTTGCGTTCTTCTGTGATGTATGAAGATGCTTTGTTCTGGAGGGACTGTAGGTTTGCTTTGAGTTGGTTAAACATTGTTTGATTCCTCTTGATTGTATGAAAGGTCAGTACCGATTGAGCCGATGATTGAGATGGCTAGAGCGAGTGATGCGCCGACGAAGATGCCAGCGAGTATTGCGTTGAAGGATAGGTTGATGGTGTAGCCTGCCCAGTTGAGGCCAGCGATGAGCATGAGGACTTGGAGTTGTCCGAGAAGGATGAGTGTGAATGATCTGATCATTAGGTAAGCTCCACGATTATGTATGAGATGGCGATGATGGCTACCAAGCCGTATGTCTCTAGGTAGGTGGCTATGTGTTCATCGATGATTTGTGTTGGTTCTTTGATGTTGTTCATAGTGATTAACCTCTAACTTTGGTGTAGAACTTTGAGTGGATGGTGCCGCGTGCTTTGATGCGAGATACGATGTCTCTGATGGTTAGCTTTGGGTTGATGGCTAGCTGCTCTTTGCGAGTGGACTCTTTGAGCAAGTAGACGTTACCGGATGCTGATTGGACGTAGATGTTGTTAGGGTTCTTACGACCTACTGCTACGCCTGTGACTTGTGGGTGTGCCATGATGCTATTCCTTTAGCGGTTGTTAATGACAAAGATGTAACCGACTGACGAGGAGCTTGCGACGAAGTGCCACAGACTATTGAGCTAGAGACAGAGTGAGCTAGATGAAACTAAAGGGGTTACTGGCTACAAGGTTCCGGGTGCAGTATTGGATACAAGGTTCCAGTATGCGAGATCGGGGAAGGGGGTAGGCTGGTGACGGAACAGGGAGATAGTGCCTCAGTGATTCTCAAAAACATTTTCAAATATTTTTTTCTGCAAAAAATTACCTAGGCCGTTACACTAAAAGCTCCTAACTCTTTTTGTATTGTCTATGGCGTTCAAACTAAAAGGTCAGTCGGCTCCAGAAGAAACCGCGATATGCACTGAGTGCCACCAAAGCAAACCAGTTGCTGAGTTCTCTACAACCGACTCCGGTAAATACCGCAAACGTAAGTGCAGAACCTGTGTTCAAGACACTAACCGGCGCACCTATAGCAGTTCTTATCAACAGTATCTGATGCGAGTTGGTTACAGCCTGAAGTATGCCCGTAAGAAGCAAGGCTTTGACTGGGAACTTGAGTCCGAAGACCTCATAGACCTTTGGCAAAAGCAAAAGGGCCGTTGTGCTTTGACCAATGTCATCATGACGCACCACCGAGACGGCGGCGGCAGTAAAGCATTCAACGCATCAGTGGATCGCATTAACCCAGAAGTTGGGTATCTGAAAGAAAACCTCCAATTAGTTTGCTACGCAGTGAACATGCTCAAAGGTTCTTTGGCCCCAGACGAGTTCTTCTTCTGGATCAAGTCAATTTACGAACACGCTTGTGATTAAATAGTACTAACGCTAATATTCGCATATGGAACATATCGAAATGTTATCAATTGATGGGCTTGAGTTTGCCGTTCTTGGAACTGGGCATACGATTTCCGGTCAAGAGGTGCTTGTGTACGACGGCTACGCAGTCGAAACAGTAGATTTTTCTATTGTTGACTACGAAAACGAGTTGGTCGAAGCAGGAATGGAGCATATGGCCCCAATTTTTATCTATTTAGATCAAGGTGTACGTGCAGAAGTCTGTAGAACCAACCGAGATGTCCACTGACACGGTAGAGTTTGAGTCTCATATGCCCTACATGGGCTTGAGTCTTGGCGATCTAACGATTCAGCAGGAAAAATTAGTAATGCTTGTGCTCAGCGGCATGACTATAGCCGCTGCTGGGCGCGGTGCTGGGTACACAAACGCAAATGCTGTGTATGAGGCCATAAAACGCCCGAAAGTTGCCCAAGCGTTGGAGTATTTCCGCGAACAAATGCGCGAAGAGGTGAAATTTACCGCCGCAAACGCCCACGTTATGTATATGGACGCTTATCAGTCGTCCGCTACGGCTACTGAGATGAAAAACACAGTAGATAGCTTGGTAAAACTGCATGGATTAGCCACACCGGACAATGCTACGCAGGTAAATATCAATATCGACGCTACGCCTAAGCAGTTAGAGCGTATGTCAGACGAAGACCTGCTGAAAATTGCAGGTAAAGACTCTTCCTACCTAGAACCAATGAGTGATTAATCATGGGCTATAACATTCCTAAGAAAAAACCAATGAGTAGTAAAAAAAGTAAGGGGCCACAAGGCCCACAAAAGCGCACCGCCGCAGAAAAAGGGGCACAAATCGAGGCTATGAGCAAAAGGCTTGCCGGTAAGCCTAAAGCTAAGCCTAAGCCTAAGCCTAAAACTAAGCCTAAAGCTTATTAATGACCGAAGTCCGTCAACAACAGTGCAAACGCTGTAAGAACCTGCACCCTGAAACTTTGTATTCGGGGCGTGATGGTTTCTGTGTGTACTGTAAAGCGGACGAAGCGGAGGCTATGCCAGCACCGGCTGCGGTGGATGTAGAAGAAACAGGGCATCAGAGCGTTGAAGAGAAGGCGAGAGCTGAGTTGGCGATGAGATTGCTAACGAGGAAACGCCTACTACCTTTTGTTGAGCGGTTTAACGCCGATTATCAGGCGGGGTGGGTACATAAAGATGTCTGTAGAAGACTTGAAGAATTTAGTCGCAAGGTTGTCGCTAAAGAGTCGCCTAGGCTCATGTTATTCCTACCTCCGAGACACGGTAAGTCAACTTTGGCTTCGATTGCATTTCCGGCTTGGCATCTTGGGCGTAATCCCCAGCACGAGTTTATATCGTGTTCGTACAGCGGGTCTTTGGCTATGGGGTTTAGTCGAAAGGTGCGAGGACTACTTAGAGAACCAACTTATAAAACTGGTTTTAAAACTCGACTCGATCCTGAATCACAGTCGGCTGAGGCTTGGCTTACTACTGCTGGCGGTGGTTTTGTCGCTGCTGGTGTCGGGGGCGGTATTACTGGCAAGGGCGCTCATGTCCTTGTTATTGACGACCCAGTAAAAAACCGCGAAGACGCGGAGAGCCAGAACAATAGAGATGCAAACTGGGACTGGTATACGTCTACCGCTTATACCCGCTTAGCTCCGGGCGGTGGGGTTCTAGTTATTTTAACTAGGTGGCATGACGATGACCTTGCAGGGCGGTTATTAAAAGCGGGTTCTGAGGGCGGTGACGAATGGGAAGTGGTGCGCTACCCAGCGATAGCGGAAGAAGACGAAGAGTTCCGAGATACGGGTTCAGCATTACACCCAGAGCGGTACGACGAGCAGTCCCTAGACCGTATACGAAAGGCGGTTGGCCCTAGAGATTGGTCAGCGTTGTATCAGCAGAATCCAGTTGCCGATGACGGCGACTACTTTACCCGCGACATGATTCAGTACTACGAGCCTGAAGACATCGACATGGACGCTATGCGCTATTACTGCGCGTGGGACTTAGCCATCGGCAAGAACGACCGCAACGACTATTCGGTCGGCATGGTGATAGGCGTGAATGAGTTTGATGAGCTGTTCATTGTAGATGTTGTGCGTGGGCGGTTTGATGGCTTTGAAATTGTGGAGCGGATCTTAGACCTCTACGAAGAGTGGAAGCCCTCGATGATCGGCATTGAGAAAGGTCACATTGAGATGGCCTTGGGGCCATTTTTACAGAAACGTATAGCAGAACGTGGGCTGTACGAAGCGTATATAAAAGACCTGAAGACAGGTAGACGCGATAAAGAAGCAAGAGCGCGAGCGATCCAAGGACGGATGCAGCAGGGCATGGTTTATTTCCCTAGAGACGCAGTATTCACGGGGCCGCTGGTTGCCGAGTTACTAAGGTTTCCTGGGGGTGTACACGATGACCAAGTAGACGCATTAGCGTGGTTAGGTCTGATGATGACGGAGTTTGCTTCATTTCAAGCGCCGGTATTTAAAGAACCCTCATGGCGAGACCGCCTTGATTACCTGACTGCGACACCTAAATCTAAATCAGCAATGAGCGCTTGATGGAAAACTTATTCGATAGGTTGCGAAAAGACGTAGAGATACGCCCCTATGACAAAGGCAATTCTGAGACTCAGTGGGGCGACGACTCTCCTACGGGTAAGCCGATTATTTATGTTAACGACGACCTCTATCAGGGTCAGGCAAAAGACAAGATGGTGAAAGCTGAATCTTTGCATTTGCTAAAGGTAAAAGAGCCAGAGCTACATGGCGACCTTATGAACGCTGCTTTAAATGACTCTGAATACATGACGGCTGCGCGGCACTCATACGATGTAGTGCGCGGTAGAAAACCTGACGAAAATGGTGAATTTATTCCTGAAGAGCGAAGGGAAAAGAGGTCTTTCGAAGACTGGCATAACATTTCGCGGTTTGACCAAGTTATTGGGGGTTACATTTTAGCCGGTGACCCTGACCTACCTACCATGAAGAACTGGAACCGCGAATCAGGCGTGTTGAAACGTATGGGGCCAGATTTGCGTCGAAAGCTTGAAGTACTAAGAAAAGAATTTAACAACGAAACCCCACGTTTAGGCGAAAGCCCAAAGCAAAAATCAAATCAGCAATGAGCGCATAAAAATGGCTTACCAGACAAAGAAAAGTAGATCTATATCCGCTGGTGAGGAATCGCTCATAGCGAGTACTCAGTGGGACAGATACGAACGTGCTAGAGATAATGGTCATCTTGAATACATCGAGATGGCTAAAAAGTGCGATGCCTATTATCAGGGCGATCAATGGGACGTCCAAGACGCAGCTATATTAGATGCAGAGGGTAGACCCGCTCTAACGATCAACACCATCTTGCCTACTATCAATACAGTGCTTGGCGAGCAGTCTACCCGACGGGCAGACATTCAGTTTAAACCAAGACGCGGAGGTGATGCAGAAGTAGCCCATACGTTGAACAAGTTGTACATGCAGATCGCAGATAACAACAAGCTCGATTGGGTAGAGCAGCAGGTATTCAGTGACGGTCTGATTATGGACGGGCGTGGGTACTTTGATTGTCGTATAGATTTCAGTGATCACGTTGAAGGTGAGATACGCATCACTGCGAAAGATCCGTTAGACATACTTATAGACCCAGATGCAAAAGAGTATGACCCAAAAACATGGAACGAGATCTTTGAGACTAAGTGGATGACACTTGATGAGATCGAGGAGATGTATGGCAAAAAGAAGGCCGATGACCTTCAGTTCATAGCTGAG